ATCGAGGCGTTTTGTATGTGCCCGGAAAACCTGGAGTTCCATGGCCTGGTTTGATAAACGTCAACCAGACTCAGTCAGGTGGGCAAACGAAACCTCGATATCGAGACGGAATTCAAATCGGGAACCGTACCTCCCCTGAAGATTTCGCAGCCAGTATTGAAGCATATACGTATCCGGTGGAGTTCGAGCGCTGCGATGGTACGTACCGTGCTGAAAACGGTTTGCGACTCACTCAGCAAAGGCGTCGGCCGTTCAACATGACCTACCGATCCAAGATCGGAAACGATGTTGATGGTTTGACTCACGGGTACAAAATTCATTTTCTCTATAATCTCAAGGCGGAGCCGTCCGATCACGGGTACAAGACTCTGACCAACAATGCTGAACCAATGACATTCAACTGGAAGGTTTCGGCCACTCCGGCGGTGGTTTCCGGCTATCGTCCTACGGCGCATTTCTGGATTGATTCCCGAGACGTTCCAGCAGAGTTGCTGCAAACAATCGAAGATATTCTGTACGGCACAGAAACAACTGACGCTGCGCTTCCCGATGCTGGAGCGCTTCTCTTTCTCTTCGATTCATTCGAAGACACTGTGTACGACGCCGGTGATCCGTACACGCCCGTATTTGCCACCTACGACGCGGGTACCCCCGCTACTTCAGTCACAGAAACCATCGATGGAGGTGCGCTGTAATGGCAGTGGGCACACGTATGCAGCAGCGGCGCGCCACCGAGGCTGTTTGGAACACTTCCGGCTACGTTTTGGCGGCCGGAGAAATCGGTGTTACCACCGACACGGGCATCATCAAGATCGGAAATGGGACGAGCCCCTGGTCCGAGCTGGACGCAGCTTTCGACTCGCAATATCTTCCCATCCTCGGCAAAGCAGCGGATTCGGATCTGCTGGATGGGCAGAGTTCCGAAAATTTCGTGAAATTCGCCGACACGGCCACTGCGGCTACCGCCGACAAGGTCATTAAACGTCTTTCGGACGGTCGAGCGAAGGTGGCTGCTGGCACAGCGACTGACGATGCGGTGAATCTCGGTCAGTTGACTTCGGCTCCGATCAGTCAGACCGCGACTGCAAACGTCACGTTGGCCCTCACCGACGTCGGCAAGATCGTCGTTGTCAACAACTCCTCTTACACGCCGAATGTCACCGTCACGGTGCCTCCGAACAGCTCTGTGGCGTTTCCTACCGGCTCGTTCATCGATGTCGTTTCCACCGGCAAGGGCGTTGCGGCACTGACCCCCGGATCTGGTGTGACGATCAGCGGTCATCTGTTGCTGTACGGCGGCGGAAGTTCCGCACGATTGGTCAAGACGGGAACGAACACGTGGCAAGTGGTGAATGTGGCTCTCAGCCCGCCTCCGCTGCTTCGGCGAAACTTCAAAGAAGGAAGCGACAACACGCTCGCCAGCGGCTTCTTCGTCACGATGAAGCTCGATGCAGCGGATACGCCAGCCAGGCCATACTCGAACAATCAGGACACTCTCGGCGCTGGCGAACAATGGAGCAACGCCAACATCACTCGGTGCTACTGCCGTCGAACGGGGTATTACACCCTTCGAATGCAGGCATCATACGGTGGAACGAGCGGAGCTCGGTTCTTCATCGAACCGTACTTCAACGGAAATGTTGCAGCAGATTACCTCGGCGGTGGTATTACGCGTGGTGGTTCTGCAGACACGACGGCCATGTTTTCGGCTTTCGTGCCGTTGACTGTGGGCGATTACATGGAAGTGGCCGTGTACCAGGACGGCCCCGGAAGTCCGACGATCCAGCAGCAGCCGTACGTTTCATCGTTTGTGGAATGGAAATGGGAGCGCCCCCTGTAAGAGGAGGATAAGTGGCTATATCTTTCTCGTCCGAGGGCTCTTTCGATCGAACTGAAAAGTTTCTGCGTGATATGCGGAACTTGAAGATCGACTCGATCCTGCAGTCTGCAGCCCAGCAAGGCGTAGCGGCTCTTGCAAAGGCAACCCCGAGAGACTCAGGATTATCTGCTAATTCTTGGGGGTTTGAAATCCAAAAGTCCAGCGGAGGGATCATGATCGGCTGGACAAACTCGGATGTGGAAGAAGGTTTCCCCGTAGCCTTGATGATTCAGTACGGGCACGGAACGGGAACCGGCGGTTACGTTCAAGGACGCGATTACATCAACCCGGCCATGCGACCTGTTTTTGATCAGATCGCAGAGACTGTATGGAAGGCGGTGACCTCTGCATGAGTAGCATTGATGAACGCATTGTTCGGATGAGATTCGACAGTGCGCAGTTCAGTACTGGCATCGCTTCGACCCTGAAGCAATTGGACCAGTTGAAAGCAGCCTTGCGACTCGAGGGAGCCTCCCAGGGTCTCAACGAGGTCAATGCGACGGCCGGTCGATTCTCTACTGCTAGTGCGCAGGAGCAGGTTGGCGGCCTAGCTTCCAAATTCACCGCACTGCAAGTTGCAGCGATTACCGCGTTGTCCAATATTGTCAACAAGGGTGTCAATGCCGGTCTTCAGCTGGCACATTCCCTTTCGTTCGAACCGATTCTTGCAGGTTTCCACGAATACGAAACGAATCTGAATTCCATCCAGACGATTCTGGCAAACACCGGTCTCAAGGGCGCCGAAGGTCTGCAGAAAGTCAATGACAAGCTCAACGATCTGAATCACTACGCAGACCAAACGATTTACAACTTCTCCGAGATGGCTCGGAACATTGGTACCTTCACTGCTGCGGGCGTCACCCTTGATGTGGCCACGAATGCGATCAAAGGTATCGCCAACCTGGCTGCCGTCTCGGGATCCAGTGCCGAACAGGCTTCTTCGGCGATGTATCAGCTCTCCCAGGCTCTTGCCGCCGGTAAGGTCACTCTGGAGGACTGGAACTCAGTCGTAAACGCCGGTATGGGCGGCAAGGTTTTCCAGGATGCGTTGATCGAAACGGCCCGTGTGCACGGCGTCGCCGTCGATCAGTTCATCAAGGACGAAGGATCGTTCCGACTCAGTCTCCAGAAGGGCTGGCTGACAAGCGGTATCCTCACGGAGACGCTTAGCAAGTTCACTGGCGAATTGACGGCGGACCAGCTCAAGTCGATGGGATATAACCAGCAGCAGATCGCTGGGATCCTCGAAATGGGCCGGACGGCTACGGACGCCGCCACCAAGGTCAAGACCATGACCCAGCTGATCGACACGCTGCGAGAAGCAGTGGGATCTGGTTGGGCTCAGACCTGGGGCATTGTTTTCGGTAACTTCGACGAAGCCAAATCGCTCTTCACGGACGTCAGCAATACCCTCGGCGGAATGATCCAGAACTCCGCCAAGGCACGAAATGAGCTTCTTCAAGGTTGGAAAGATCTCGGTGGTCGTCAGGCTCTGATCGACGGCATCTCAAATGCGTTTCACGCGCTCCTGTCGTTCCTGACACCGATCAAGGACGCATTCCGAGAGATATTCCCCGCCACTACAGCTCAGCAGTTGTACAACATGACTGCCGCGTTCCGAGACTTCATGGCGAAGCTGAAGCTCGGATCCGATACCGCAAATAACCTCCGGAGGACTTTCGCCGGATTCTTTGCGATCTTGGGCATCGGCTGGGAGCTCTTGAAGGCCGGAGTCAAATTCTTCTTCGATTTGATCGGAAAGATGACCGGTGCCGGCGGAGGTCTGCTGTCCTTCACCGGAAACATCGGCGATTTCTTGGTTGCATTGCATGCCGCAATCAAGGACGGAAATCTGTTCGGGAAAATCTTCGAGGGTCTCGGCAAGATCCTTCAAGTTCCGATCAACATTCTGAAGACGCTGGCCAAGCTGCTCGGAAACCTGTTCAAGGGTACGAGCGATAGCGCAGAAGAAGCTCAGCAAGGAATTGGCGACCTCATGGGCTCCTTGAGCCCGGCGGAAGCTCTTGTCAACAAACTGAAGTCTGCATGGCATGGCTTGGTAGACTTCCTCGATCGAGTCGGCGCGAAGCTTTCCGAAATCTCCCGCAAGGTCGTTGACTGGGCGAAGGGCGTTGGCGACGCCATCGGCGGAGTATTCGCCGGCGGATTCGATTTCGACTCGATGCTGAAGGCTGTGAACACCGGTCTGTTCGCTGGCTTCTTCGTCATGATCAAGAATCTGATCTCGAAGTTCAAGGACTTCAAGGTCGACGGCGGATTCCTTGACGGAGTTAAAGACGCGATCGAAGGTCTGACCGGTGCCCTGAACGGCATGCAAAATGCTTTGAATGCTACTGCGTTGCTGACGATTGCGGCTGCGATTGCTGTGTTGACCTTGGCAATGATCGGCCTTTCGAAGATCGATGCTGCTGGTTTGACGCGAGCTTCCGTTGCGATTGCAGTCATGTTCGGTCAGCTGGCTGCGGCATTCACATTGTTCAACAAACTCAGTACGGGTGGCTCAGCGCTCAAAATAGGAGTAATGTCTGCGGGATTGATCTTGCTGGCTGTGGCAGTCGATGTTTTGGCTAGCGCAGTCATCAAACTTTCCGGGACAGATTGGAACGGACTGGCTAAGGGACTGACCGGGCTGGTAGTGATTCTTGCTGCGCTGGTCGTAGCATCGAATTCGCTCGATACCTCGACTCCGGGAATGGTCCGAGCCGGTGCTGGAATGATTCTTCTGGCCGCGGCGGTTCGAATCCTTGTGGAATCGGTCGAAGCACTGTCTGGAATGGACTGGGCCGGGTTGGCGAAGGGTTTGACAGGGACCGCCGTACTGCTTGCGTCCCTTGCACTCTTTACCAAATTCGCCGAAGCAGGAAAGATCGGAATTTCATCCGGCGCAGGAATCATTCTTCTCGCTACGGCCTTGAAGATCTTGGCTAGTGCGGTTGGCGACTTCGACAAATACAACTGGGAGCAACTGGCTCGAGGCATGGCAGGGATTGCCGTCGGGTTGGGTCTCATCGTTGGCGCCATGAATTTGATCCCTGCCGGATCTGTTCTGAAGGCGACTGGTGTTCTGATTGTCACCGCCGCGCTGGAAATCATTGCTGATGCAGTGAAGAAGATGTCCGGCTTGTCTTGGATGGAAATCGCTAAGGGCCTCACAGTTATGGCTGTGTCGCTGGGAGCTATTTCACTGGCAATCGGGGCTCTCCCTCCAAGTTCCGTGCTTGGAGCTACCGGCGTTCTGATTGTGGCGGCAGCCCTTGAAATCTTGGCGAACGCGTTCAAGAAGATGGGTTCGATGAGCTGGTCGGATATTGCGGCCGGTTTGACTGTTTTGGCGGTTTCTTTGACGCTGATGGTCGCTGCCATGATCGTGGCCGAAGGTTCTCTTCCCGGAGCCGCAGCCATTCTCGTGATGGCGGGCGCATTGAGCGTTCTTGCTCCGGTCTTGAAGACTCTCGGTGCAATGAGTTGGAGCGACATTGCCGCTGGCTTGACGGCTCTTGCTGGTGTATTCGTCGTGATCGGCTTGGCCGGTCTTCTCTTGACGCCTGTTGTACCAATGATCGCTGCTTTGGCGATCTCGATCGGGATTCTCGGCATTGCTGTCTTAGCGGCCGGCGTGGGTGTTCTGGCGTTCGCTACCGCGATGACTGTGCTTGCGGCTGCAGGTGCTGCGGGCACGGCTGCTGTCGTGGCCCTTGTCAAGGGTTTGGCAGATGCCTTGCCATACGTTGCCGTGAGGATCGGCGAAGCAATCGTCGCGTTCGCGCAAGTGATTGCTAGGTCCGGTCCCGCAATGCTCGATGCGATGACAACCGTGCTCGAGGCGATCATCGATGCCATCGTCAGGCTCACCCCGAAGATCCTGACGGCGTTGACGACGCTGTTGTTCCTATTCCTGGACAAGATCCTTCAGTCCATCCCCAAATTGGTAGACGCTGGCTTCAGGATTGCCAACGCAATTCTGACAGGTATCTCCCAGAAGCTTCCTGAATTGATCGATAAGGGCGCGGACGTTATCGTGGCCTTCATCAAGGGCGTCACAGGCGCCTTGCCGAAGATCACGCTTGCTGCCACAATGTCGGTTATCGCTTTCATCAACTCCATGACGGCACAAATCCGCGCAAGTAGTGGAGCTCTTGAAAATGCCGGTGCAAACCTGGCTGCCGCGCTGATCGATGGCGTCGTTGGCGGTCTTGGACGCCTGGCCGGGCGAGCCGCTGCTAAGGCGGGCGAAATCGCAAAGAGTATGCTCAACACCGCGTTGAGCGTCTTGGGCATTCACTCGCCCTCGAGGGAATTCTACTGGATGGGCACCATGATGATTGCTGGTGTCGTGAATAGTCTGAACGACAATGCTTCGTTGGCCGAAGAAGCGAGTGCTGGCGTGGGTCAGACAATGATCGATTCCATGAGCAAGACACTGGACGGTTTGAGCAGGGCCCTGGGCACCGATTTGATGGACTTCAATCCAACGATCACGCCGGTTCTGGACTTGAGTAGGGTTCAGAAGGATGCCGGTACGATCGAAGATCTTCTGAACATGCCGAAGTTCGATGTTACAGGATCCTATGGAAGCGCCAAGTCCGCAGGATCCGGTTTCGAAGCGAACCGTACGGACGACGGCGAACCCGCCAACGAAACGCAGGCTCCGACCTACAAGTTCGAGCAGAATAACTATTCGCCGAAGGCTCTGTCTGAGGTGGAGATTTACAGGCAAACCAACAATCTCATTTCTAAGGCAAGGGATGGAGGGTCCTAATGCTTCTCGACAGAGTGGACGTCACAAACGCTAGAGGTAACGTTCTCACGCTGCAGATGCAGGAAGACGACGGGCCCTATCAGGTTGCGGATATCGACGGCCTGGATCCGGTGAAAGCAATCCTCGTCTCAACGAACAATGCCGGGTCTGACGGAGAAGAATTCCAGTCGGCAAAACTCGGGCCGAGAAATTTGAAAATCAAACTTGATCTTGATCCGGATTTCAATCCCAAGGGATATTCGGAGCTCCGGAACGATCTGTACAGCTGGTTCATGACGAAGGCGCAGATTTCCCTGCGCTTTTACTTGTCAACCGGATTGTATGTCGATATTTCCGGCGTCGTCGAATCAATGAGTTCGCCTCGATTTGACCAGGATCCCGATGTCGACATCTCCATCATGTGTTACAAACCGGATTTCATCGATCCGCAAATGGTGACTCTCGAGGGTCATACGGTCAGCGATTCCACGAATACGGAAATTGACTACCCCGGAACTGTTCCGGCAGGTCTCGTGCTGACAATCGACTTCAATCGAGCAGTGAGTGATTTCTCGATTTACAGCTCCGACGAGGGTGGTAACCCTCAGCAATTCGATTTCTCCGGTTCCCTTGTGAGTGGCGATCAGCTTGTGGTCAGTTCGCTCCGGGGGAATAAAGGCGTGACCTTGACAAGGGCTGGGGTGTCCAGTTCGTATCTGTATGGACGTACCGCTCAGTCCACGTGGATCGAGCTTCGCGAAGGCTTGAACCAGTTCAGGGTCTACGCCGAAGGTGACCCAATTCCTTACACGGCTGAATATCGCGTGAGGTATGGAGGTCTCTGATGGAGATTTACATACTGGACGATTTGCTTCGGCCTATCGACCTCATCGACGACGACCAGTTCATTTCTTTCATCTGGACTGAACGGTACGCGGAGCGGGGCGACTTCCAGCTGGTTGCCCCCTCCACCGTGTCGATGAAAAACCGCTTTCCCACGGATACTCTGATTCAAATTCCAGATTCGAAGCGCATTATGCGCGTGAATTCCATCGACGAAGTAGTTGATGTAGAAAAAGGCGCGGTTCTGACCATCAAAGGTTATGAACTGGTCTATATTCTTGAACAGCGTGTCTCAGCTTCGAAAGAGAGCGGTGGAGGCCACGACGGCATGCTCCGTGCTGTCACATATTTCAACGGGCTATCTCCATTAACCCTGATAAATGAAATGGTTTGGCGGATGTGTGTTCCGTCAGGAGGATGGGCTATTTCTCCTGGAGATTACATTCCGTTCCTGAACGATTATCACACCACTCCGGGCAGTTTGTACCCTGCCAGCAATATTCCCGAGCCTTCCCCCGGAGGCATTTTGTGGGAGCAGAAACTGGCAAGTCTATATTCTGCTGTCACGGACGTGGCTAAGGCTTATGACGTTGGGTTCCGGTTGTATAAGGATCCCAACGCCGCAAAGTTATATTTTGAAAGTTACAATGGCGTCGATCGAACGACAGCTCAAACGATGTACCCGCCAGTCATTTTCTCCAGTGACATGGATAATTTGGTAAACACCAGCGAATACATCGACAATCTGGCCGAATTCAACATCGTTATCGTGGTGTACACCTACAAGAATCCCACTGAAGGAGATCTGCCGGAGACCCTTACTCTTACGGGAGTGGCTGTGGCTCCAGAATTGACATTTTCCTCCGGGGGATTTGACCAAAAATCTAAGGTCATGACAATCACGCAACTACCGGAAGGTATGACGGATCCTTACGACATTCACGACTACCTTGTGCAGGTTGCTCAGGAAGAGCTGACACGTTCGCGACCGATCGACGTTTACGACGGTGAAATCGATCCGAACGGCGGATATCTGTACGAACGAGATTACAATCTCGGCGACATCGTTGAGGTTCGCGCTAACAACGGCGGCGGAGCTTACATGCGTGTGGCTGAGCAAATCATCAAATTCGATGGGAATGGTAAGGCCTCGTATCCGTCGCTGGTTACGAAGCAGTCCATATTGCCAGGTACCTGGAAGTCGTGGAAGTACGACGTCAACTGGAACGACTTCGGTTCCGACGAGTACTGGTCCGATCAGTAACGAGAGGAGGCTGTCGTGGCCGTTGGAGATGCAGCCGCTGCTGCGGGCTTACCCCTGGTTCCGGACGAAGGACCGGATGGCTCGGGCGGTAAGGTCAAAGAGGGAGCAAACGAGATCAACCGAACGCGTGACATGATCGCGGCTTTGCTCGGGCTGATCCCTCAAAGCAAGTCGCAATACCGTACGGCCGCAGGCATTTCTTCCGGGACTGCGGAACCTGCTGGTGGCGTCGACGGGGACATCTACTTCAAGATCTTGCCGTAGGTAAAATATGGCCGACTACATTCTCAACATCGGCGGCCCCAACCAAATGATGATCCGCGATACTGGCGGATGGGTCGAATTCTGGTTCAAAACGGGATCGTCCACATGGAACAACGATCAGTGGTGGTCGTGGGCGGCAAATGGAACAAGTTCTCGCCAAAAATATCGCCTCGTCCGGGGCGGTAACTGGCAGAACCTCGGAGCGGTGTACGTTGGGTACGATCAGGATATTCGGTTCACTATCGAAGGCGCAGGCCTTGGGTGGGCAACGACTGATTTCTGGCAGCACATCCAGCGGTCTACTGTTCCTCAACCACCAACGTTGTGGTACGTGGACGCAATATCCGACAACCAATTCCATGTCGGGTTCGGTGCGGGCTACGACGGCGGATCGCCGATTCTGGAATATCAGATCGGTTATGGCTCGTCTGGGAATGGTCCTACAGCCACTGTAGGAGCCGATGGCGACGATGTCATTGGAGGCTTCTACAGTGGCCAGCGGATATATTTCTGGGCACGAGCCCGAAATGCGCTCGGTTGGAGTGGATGGTCGAATCGCGGGGAAGGCGTAACGTGGCAAGTTCCGCCCCCGTCAGATCCACCAACATTCTACGATATTTCGCAGACATCGGTGGGAGTGTCATTTCCTTTCACCTATCGAGGTGACGGGCCTTTTAACGTAGAATCCGAGTTCAGGTACGGAACCGATCCGACAGGCGTCGTCATCGATGGCACCTTCACGTTCGATACGTACGTCGAATACGTCTACAACTTGAATCCCGGTCAAACATATTACTTCTGGGGAAGAGCGAGAAATCCGGTAGGTTGGGGCCCTTGGTCTGATGCATTTCCTGTCACTTTGATAGCCGGCAGCCGGATTCTCGTTGGAGGACAGTGGAAACGCGCTGTGCCATACGTGAAATCCGGCGGAGTCTGGAAGGTGGCTGAACCATGGATCAGGGACGCAGGGACCTGGAAGAAAACGGCTCAATAAAGAGAGTGCCTCGTTTCTGGGGTCTGCGTCCGTGGAAAAGACACAGCACCATCTTGTCGGTAGCTGGGAGTCTGTACGCTCTCGTGGGTGTGCAATACGTCATCACCGGTCCATCTCCGGCACGAGACATGTTTCTGGCAGCTGTATTGCAGCTCGCCCCGATCCAAGTGTGGGGCGGGCTCTTCGCAGCAGCTGGATTGCTGGCCATCATTTCTGCTCGGTGGCCCCCCGTGACCGAAACATGGGGGTACATGGTCTTGACTGGGCTATCGTCCGGTTGGGGTGCGACATATTTGACAGGAGTAATCTTTTTCGGTGCTCCTAAGACAGGAATCGGCCAAGCAATCATTTGGGGGTGTCTTGGGTTCATGTGGTGGGGTGTTTCCGGCCTATTGAACCCCGATAGAACGGCGGTGAGAAATAATGGACAGCTCTGACTGGGCTACGGTCATCGTGGCCAGTATCAGTGTCGCCTCGGCGGCTTTGTCCGGTCGGGCAGCGAAAATTGCGTCGAAGTACACGAGCACCGCCTCAGTGATAAACTCGAAAACGCAAGCTGAAACCGAAGCGTATAACCGAGCTCGTAAGATGGATATCGAGACCATCCAGCGTCAGGACGAAGAGCTCAAAGAACTACAAGAGAAATACGCCGCTCTTGAGGTCAAATACAACGAACTCAAGGTCGACAGCGAAAGAATGAACGAGGACAACGATCGTCTCCGTAGACGAGTTTCTCGTTTGGAGCGCCTTGAAAAAAGGCTCGAAGAGTTAGGATATTCTGTTGAGTGACACCGGCTTCGTCATCCCGCCCAAGCTGTACGATTTCCTCAAGTATATCGCACTGGTCATCCTCCCGGCCGTCGCGGCTCTGGTGCTCGGCATCGGCGTCGTGCTGCACTGGAGCGCCGCCGAAGGTACGGCCGCCGTGATCACACTGGTGGACACGTTCCTCGGCAGCATCCTGAAGAAGAGTTCGTCGAATTTCCAGAAGCAGGATCCGCAGGCGTTCGGTGACTTGGTGTTCAAGACCAATCCGGACGGCAGCACCGAAGTCTCCAAGATCTCCGTGAATCAGGAAAACCCGGTCTTCAACGCCGGCACGAAGTTGTACCTCAACGTGACTCGCGAGGTCCCGCCCGACAAGATCGAGTAGTCGCAAGAAATACATGGCTAATAGTGAGACCCCTCGAAAGGAATTAGCCATGTTGAAGAAGCGTGAAGACCCGATCGAGACCGCCTACGACGAGCAGCTGCTGCATTTGCTGGAGCTCGCACGTCAGGAAAACGGCTACACCGAAGAGTACAAGTCGATCATCGCCCAGGCCACCAAGCTGAAGGAGCTCCGCGTCACGGACCGAATCAGCAAGGAAACCTGGGCAACGATCGGTGCGAACCTCGCCGGTATCGTCATCATCCTGACGCACGAGCGAACGCACATCATCGCCTCGAAAGCATTCGGTCTCGTGAAGAAGATCCTCTGATCAAGCTACACGAAGAGACCTCGAACCCTACGCCCTGTACACCTCCCCCGTACAGGGCGTAGGGTTTTCGGGGATTTAAATTTTTGCTCGCAAGAAATACAAGGGTAATAATGAGACCCCTACGAAAGGAAACATCATGTTCCGTGGACTCGACACCGCTGCCAAGACCATGGGCGCCGCCGTTGTCGTCGGAGTTGCTGTCGCTGTTGCGACCAACTACGGCATGAAGGCGTACGACCACATCAAGGACAAGCGCAACGAGAAAAAGAACGAGAAGACCCAGACCGACTGATCTCAAAAGCCTAATAACCCCACAAGGGTTTTAGGTTTCGCAAAATTTACATGGCTTATAGTGAGACCCCACTAAGGAGAAGCCATGTTCCAGAAGAAGGCCATCCAGATGAGTATCGTCGACAAGAAGGATGCCGCGACCAACTCTGACGCCACGCCGGCCGAGCCGGTGGACTACGCCAAGATCGCTGAGATCGCAACGGAGTTCACCGTCAAGACCGTCACGGCAGTCGGAGCTGTGATCGCTGCAAACAAGCTGCTGACGACCGTCTGCGATGTTGCCAAAATCGCCGCGCAAGCCAAACTGAAGTAACACTCAAACCAACAACCCCGCAAGGGGTTTAGGTTTTGGAGGAATAATGAGAAGAAAGTTCACATCCGCTGAAGTATTCCTACTGTTCATTTTCTTGCCGCTTCTCCTGATCGGAATGGTTGGATGCGTCATCGGAATCGTTCTCGACGTAATCTGAGCGATGGACTAGTACTTTTGTTCTTGTTATTGAGCCCTTTGATCGGCTTGGCGATCGGCAGTATTTTGTTCGCCATATTTGGTCGGCTCTGATTCGCAACTTTTACACGGCATATAATGAAGAGAAGAGATCCAATAGGATTCCGAGACACGAATGCGTGGGTGCAAACCCCACCCGGAGTGGCAGCATAAGGTAGCTGCTTAACGGATAGTTTTCGCTGGACTATCACCTCTTCTTATTTTTGTCCAAAATTACAGTAAAGGAAACTGCCATGATGCCCAAGCGCCTTTTCCCTTGGATCCTTCTGCTCATCGCCCTCGGCTTCCTGGCGGTGGTTCTGTTTTCGCCGCGGTCGCCGATGAACAAGAAGGCTGACGTTCTCCCCTACCCGACCGTTCAAACGTCGCCCACCGGCCTGGTCCTCCCGCTCGTGCCCCTCGAGGGCATGTGGTATTCGCAGAACGACGGCACCCGTTTCGCGGCCGAAGTCACCGGTGACAAGCGAATCAAGATCGCCATCGTCGGCCAGGACGGCGAATCCCTGTCATATTGGGACGGTAGCTTCGACACGTCGGCAATGCCCGATCAGAAGATCACCTCGACGAAAAACAAGGAAGCGTTCTGCCTGTCGGTGGATGATACGAAGGACTTCCAGGTCAAAGACGACAAGTTGTCTTTCGAGTTCAAGATGGACTCGATCGGCCTCACCAAGCGTGTGGTGATGGCGCGTGCATAGTCTTTGGCTGTTGATACCGACCGTGGCTATCCTCCTCGGATTGGGATTCGCCTGTGGTCGGGCGTCAACAAAAATGAACAGCATGATCAACGGCTCGCTGGAGGAACGAAATGACATTGAAAACAATCTTGGCCAGCACCCAGAAGATTATCGCGGATAACTCCGCAGGGATCCTGACCGGTCTGGGCGTGGCCGGTACAGTGACAACGGCGGTTCTTGCGGGCAAAGCAGCATATTCTTCGGCCTTGATCATCGCAGCAGAGAACGAAGTCTCGATCGGCGAAAGCAACGGCCCACTCGACCCGAAACAGAAATTTCAGCTGGTTTGGAAGGAATTCATTCCTCCGGCAGCGGTCGGTGTGGTGACGATCACCTCGATCATCATGGCGAACCAGATCGGTTCTCGTCGGGCCGCAGCATTGACAGCGGCGCTGAGGCTGTCCGAGGAGCTTTCGGCCGACTACAAGAAGAAAGCCCTGCAGACGCTCGGATTCCAGCGTGAGGAAAAAATGCGCTCGGAACTGGCTCGCGAACGTATGGAGAAGAATCCTCCCGCGCAACAACTGCTGATCGTGGATGGCTCGGACGTTCTGATGTTGGATGAACGATCTGGCCGATACTTCCGCAACTCGGTCGCCAACGTTCGCAAAGCGGTCAACGACATCAACCACCAGGTCAACAACTACTTCTGCGCTTCGTTGTCCGACTTCTACGGAATGATCGGTCTCGATGCTACAGCAGAATCCGATTCGATCGGTTGGAACACGGAAGAGCTCCTCGAAATCCAGCTCACACCGACCGAATACAAAGACCAGCCCGCCTTCTTGCTGGGTTACAACATCGATCCCATTTCCGGTTACGACCGCTGTTCATAAGGACAAGCATGTTCAAGAAGACGATCAAGTTCACGGACTTCAATGGCAAGGAGCAGGAGAAGGACTTCTACTTCCACCTGTCCAAGGCCGAAGTCGCTGCCCTTGCCCACGGTTCCGACGCGCTGGAAGCAAGGATGCGGCGGATCGAGAAGGCGGCGGACGGCGTCGCGATCCTCAACGAGATGCGGGCGATCATCCGGCTCGCTTGTGGTGTCCGTTCGGAGGACGGCGCCCGGTTCATCAAGACGCCGGAAGCCCAGAGCGAGCTCATGGACTCGCCGGCGTTCGACGAGCTGGTCCTGGAGCTCATGGACGCCGGCAAGATGGTCGAGTTCTTCCGCCAGCTGATCCCGGACGAGGTCGGCGACGAGTTCTTGAAGAAGGCGAAGGAGCTCAAGCTGATCGACCCCTTCAAGGAGCCGGAGGACAAGCGGCCGGCGTACCAGCGTGAACACCGGCAGCCGACGAAGGTCGAACTCCAGTCCATGACCCAGCAGGAGCTCATGGAGGCCTGGGCCTGGAAGGAGCAGCAGAACCAGTAATTCCTAGCGACTGTTGGGGGACCGCGAGAGGTGCCCGCCCGTAAAAAGCGGCGCGGACGGGGTCTCGCACCCTCTATTCCAGACGCCATCCTTAAACGACAGCTGGTTACGCCAAGAAAATGTGCCCGGCAATCGCAGGAATTACATGGCCAATAATGAGACCCCATTTAGGAGGATTGAAGCATGAAGAAGATTGCCGCTGTCAAAAAGATTGTTACCACGATCGTGGGCATCGGAACCGCGAAGATCGTCAAAGACATCATCGAGAACAACGTCAACATCGACAACCGCTACCAGCAGGTAACGGTCGGAAGTGCCAGCGTTGCGATCGGATACGCTGTCAGTGACGTGACATCGCAGTACACCGACACCCAGATCGACAAAGCCGTCGAACTCTGGCAGAAGCACGTCACGAACCGCAACAAGACCGCTGAATGACCACCCAAACCGAAAAGCCCCCACAAGGGCTTTAGGTTTTCGAGAATCGAGGATCATGTCTCCGGAATATCCCGGTAACTCCAAATCGTCGCGTCCTCCTGCGGAGGAAAAGAAGATCGAGGCGGTAGTCACCAACGAGGTAAAGACTCAGAAGCCGTCCCTTCTGAAGCGGTTCAAGAACGTGTTCATCGGAGGCGATTCTCGCACGGTTGTGCAGTATGTCTTGATG